TTGTCAATGGCATTCCCGTTGACCCTGAAGATAAGAAATGGGCTGCAACGGTTTTAAGAATTATGACAGACCAAGACGGAATGTCTCAAATTGTCAGCGGTAAGAAAAATGAACAAGGGGAACCTCTTGGAATGTTTGCCGAAGGTGAACTGCTATGGCATAGCAACGAATCCGGCAATCTGTGCTTTGCTCCCGGAGTAGCACTATTAGGAGTAGAAGGCACCATTGGAAGTGCCACTGGATTCTTAACCACAGCCGATTGGTACGAAGAACAAACAGAAAGTTTCCGAAGCGAACTTAACGAAATGATCATCGAACACAAGTTTACGCCCGGTAGAATCAATCCAGGTCTTAGACAAGATCAAGACGACCTAATGTATAAAAATATGTGTCCAGTTCCAAATGAACTTCCCTTGGTAATGCAAAACCCAATTGGTATTAAAGGACTTCATTACAGCGTTAATACCATTGAAAAAATTAAAGGTATGACCAAGGAAGAATCTCAATCAGTTTTTGATTATATTAATAAAACATTATTTGTCGACAAGTATATCTACGATCACTGGTATCAACAAGATAACGACCTGTCGTTGTTTGACAATTCAATTACCCTACACAGACGTTTGGGCGGGATTGCCAGCAGAACCTGCTATCGTATACAATATCAATTTAATAAACTTGTAGAAGATGGAAACCCTTATCTTCAAGAACCATATATTAGTATGTACAATCAAGAAATGGGAGATATTAAAAAGATCTTTAGAATGTGATTTATTAAACAATGAAACAACTTAATGTATTGTTTTACCATCCTAACGATTTATTGTGTTCCCCAATTCAGCCGTTAAGCCTGGGCATTTCTTCTTTATATCTCAAAACATACATTGATATAAACAGGCCTAATATATCCGATAACATTCGTTGGATAAAGCCTGAACAACGGCACTTGTCTGACGATGATCTTTTAAAACTCTGCAGAGAAAAATCTGTAGATATATTATGCACTGGCCATTACATATGGAACAATACATTTTTATTAGATCAAATTAAAAACATACAAAGTAAAAAAACATTTATAATTGTTGCTGGTGGTCCAAGCGTTGATGTAAATGTCAACAACAATTTCTTTATTGAAAACCCGGGAATTGATTACGCGGTCTACGGAGCCGGAGAAGTTGCGTTTGCTGATCTTGTTGAAAGTATTTTAACAGAAACAAAACTAATAGCATTCAATACTTCTAACCTAGGTTGGTACGATAAAGAAAAACAAAAACAAATTGTAGCAGATTTTAAATATGTTCCAGAAACCAAGGTAAGTCCCTATTGCCATAACAAAGATCTGTTAGAAGAGATAGTCAACTACGAATTTAAGAATAATTTTGATATATCTTTACCCTACGAATTAACCAGAGGGTGTCCATATTCTTGTACTTTTTGTGATTGGAATGGCGGTCTTTCAACCAAGGTGTCGAGACGCAAACTAACATATCAAGAAGAAATTGATTTATTTCAAAAGCTAGGAATTAAAAATATTTTTTTAGCAGATGCTAACGTGGGTCAATATGATGAAGATGTTGATATGGTAGCGTATTTTGCAAAGAAAAATTTAGAAGAAAATGCTAACTTTAAAGTGTTTGGAAATTTAAGCAAACTAAGAATAGAAAATAATAAAAAAATTTATAATTTATTGTTAGAGTCTAACCTAGTTGATCAGACCACAGGATATGAACTTATATTTTCTATTCAAGATATAGATAAACAGGTTCTTGAAAATATAGATAGGCCCGATGTTGGCTGGGAAATACAAAAAGATATTATTCTCGATCTGTTAGAAAAATATCCATTAATCAATCCGCAGATACAACTTATACAAGGACTGCCAGGACAAACCGTAGAATCCTGGAAAAATACATTATCAGTTGTTTCCAAAATTCCGTGTTTACCGTATCCGTTTTTCAGCGAATTATTGCCGGCTAGCCCAGCGGCAGTTGATCCTAGATATCAAGAAAAATTTAAATTTGTTTATAGTAACAGCGAAAGATTTAGCAACACTGGCTTTTTTAGAGGGCATTTTCCTGCATCTTGTGTAAGTTTTACGCAAAAAGACTTTGTAAAAATGACCTTAATTACTATGATTTATACAACATTATGCCTTATTAGATCTGCTAATAAAGACGTTTTAGTTGAAAAATTCTTAGAATCTGAGGGCTGTAAACGCTTAGAAGAAAACTTGTATACCAATTGGACTTTACAGGATAAGTTTTATTATACCGTAAACTACGATGGAGATTCAGAAATAGTTTCTGCTTGCCAGTTTTATTCCTATCCGTTACTAAAGTCTAAATCTTTTAACGAACTTCTTAAAACTTACTCACTGGAAGTTCAACACTAGCAGGCATGTCCCAGATCTTCTTTTGTTCTACGCCCTTACGTTGAGCAAAACGTTTTGCGTCACATTTTGAGCAAACATGAAAAAAATTGTTGCTTAATCTTTTTCGATCTATTTTTTTAATATCTCTTTCAAATCGATCATCGCAGTTATCGCAACGAAATAATGCCACGGTTTTATTTCTAAAATACGTATGCTCTTGCCCAAGTTTACTAATACGTATGTATTCTGTTTTTCGTATTTCTGTTTTTAAGAACATACGTTATTTACATTCGGCTTTTAAAATATTGGGCTAAATATAGAAATAATCCATTTTGTAGGATAAACTATGGCTAGAAAAATAATAGATATTGGTGCAGTTGGGAATGACGGCACAGGTGATAGTATACGCGATTCGTTCCGTAAAGTTAATGATAACTTTAGAGAATTGTATAGCTCGTTAGGTTTAGGCGAGAAATTAACATTCAAAGGTCTCGATGATACCCCAACATCGTATGCAGGCTATGAAAATTCTCTATTAGCTGTTAACAATACAGAAACTGGAATTCAGTTTAAACAACTGACAGCGGGTACAGGTATTCAATTAGATTTTACATCTAATACAAACGAAATAACAATTAATACCTTATTTGCTGAAATTTCAGGCGACCCAAGTCCGCAGTTAGGAGGAAACCTTTCTACTAGATCTGGCGCTACTCAGTACAGAATTTTAGATTTAGGTACTACTTCTAGTCCTCTTTTACCAATTTATCAACACGAAGCAGTTAATAAAGCGTATGCCGATACTAAAATTTCTCGTGCAGGTGTTGAAGCCATTGACCCAAGAACTGGTTTTGTAAATCCAGATTTTGGTACAATGAGTGGTCCGCTGATTCTTTCACGTGACCCAGAGCCTACAGATGACGAAGTTTATGATGGATTAATTGCTGCTACTAAACGTTATGTTGATAACTCAGCTTTCGGTTCAGCAGTTAATTTATACGTTGCTACATCAGGTCAAGACGAAAGAACTGGTGTAAGTGAGCAACTACAAGGTCGTGCTCTTGCGTATGCTTATAGAACTATTGAAGCAGCATTAAAACGTGCCGAAGAATTAGTTAACGAATCTCGTTTAGATATTGGTCCTTACAAAAAGGTATTGACATATAACGAGGGCGAATTTAAATGTACATTGAGTAGTATTTCAACTGCTCCAAGTTCTGGTTCTGGATTCACAGGCAAAGTTTACATGAGTGCAGATTCTGTAACTTTACATACCAGAGGTACTAACTATAGAGTCGGTGACATTATTACTCTAGCTGGCGGTTCTGGTTCTGCAACAACACTAGAAGTTCTTTCAACTATTTCTAACCCAGGCGGAATATCAACTTTCAGAGTTGTATCGTCTGGTGTTTATGATGTATTACCAGGGAATACTGCTGTTCCAACTATTAGTGATAGTGAATTTGGTGTTGGAGCAAAATTCAATGTAACTTATAAAGTTAATAATATTGAAATTATTTCCGGCGGTTCAAGCTATGGACTTGTTTCTGTACGTATTACAAGAGGCATTGGAGACACTACAGGATCTGGGGCATTTGGTACTGCCGAAGTTGCAGGCGGTATTGTTCAAAGTATTACTATTACTGACCAAGGTTCTGGGTTTACCGTACTACCAAATGTAGTAGTTGACCTTCCAAGATTTAAAATTTACACAGGCGGTCTACGCACAGACTTTACCGGAGATGTTTTAAGTGGAGATCCGGTTGCTGCTAGAGGTAGAGACATTAGAGAAGGTCTATATCTTAAAGGTGAAACATCTGGTGCATTGGCTCAAATTCTTTCTCATAACGGTTCCCTCGACGGGGGCGATGAAATATTTGATGTTGATATCAAATACGGTACGTTTGAAATAGGTGAGGAAATTGCCTACGGAGATGTAACTAAAACTATTCAAATTTCTGTTTTAATTGAATCAGGAATTTATGAAGAAAACTATCCTTTAAAAGTTCCTCAGAACGTTGCTATCATCGGTGACGAATTTAGACGAGTAATTGTTAAACCAAAGTCAGGCGAAAGCTCAAGTCCTTGGGCTTTCCAATACTTTAGAAGAGATACAGAAATAGACGGGCTTACAACAGCCGAACAATTGTATGGTTATCATTATCTTGCTGACCCTACATTGCCTGTATATCCAATGGTTAATAACCCGGGGCATTTTAGATCAGCCGCAGACCTTTTACAATTAAACAAAGTTTTCTTACAAAACGAAATTACAGCATGGATTAATTATCGAGTTACAAATAACATTACTCCATTTGATGATACATTTGAGTATAACGAAAGACTATGTGCTAGAGACGTTGGTTTAATTGTTGATGCTATTGCATTTGATTTGCGCTATGGTGGGTACAACAGATCTGTATCGGCTGCATTAAAATACAAAAGCAGCGCCAGCGCACTGATTGCCATTACTACTCAATTAACTCAAACATCTGCTGCAATGGTTCATTTAAATGACCTAGCGCAAACTATTATTTCAAATACAGAAATTACAGAAGTTTACAACACAATTAAATCTCAAACAATTGATTTAGCATTTGTTTCTGAATTAGGATCAGGCGCAGTTATTAACGAGCTGTTCACTGCCATTATTGATATTATCAATAATTCTGGAAGTGTAAATTATCCAAAAAACAATAACGATCTTGATGTATTTTTATGTAATGATGCAAACATTGTTCGTGCGGTAACCTGTCAAGGTCACGGCGGATTTATGATGGTACTTGACCCAGAAGGTCAAATTCTTGCTAAGTCACCATATGCTCAAGAATGTGCAAGTTTTACACGAAGCAAAGACATGCATGTGTTTGCCGGTGGTATGTTCATTGACGGATTTACTGGAAACTTAAAATTTAAAATAACAGAAGTTGTTACACCAACATTCTTGCGTGTTACAGATTTGATGCGTTTACCAAATCTTCCAGCTTCCTTTATTGTTAATGATACCGTTTATCGTGTTAACTATGTTAGAGATTTTGTTTACGGTCCAACAGGTTCATCTGCTTCATTAATCCTTGACGAAGTAACACCTTGGCCTTTTGATGTATTTGATTACAACGAAGATATATGTAGTCGAGATGTTGGCTTAATTTTAGACGGTGTAGGTTACGATATTGTTCTAGGTACAAACTATCATGCAAGAAAGGCAGGATTTACCTATAGAGAACAAAATGCTGAAGTAGTTGTTCAAGATCAACTTACACTAACTCTTGATGCAATTCATTATGCACATGATTTAGCCTATGCCGCAATTAGCGGAGATTCCGTTGGTCAGGCTGTTTTAAGATCAGACGAAACTGCATTAACAACCATTATTGAAAATGGTAAAACATTTGCTCCAACATTAACATTAACCAATCCAGCATCGTTAACAACAAATCAAGCAAATGCAAAGGCATTGTTATATGCAAACATTGGGTTTATTAGAGACGAAACAATTGGTTGGATTGCTGCACAAGTAGCAGGAAATATTTCACCGTTTACAACATCATTTACATATAATAGTGATCGTTGTTCTCGAGATGTTCAATATATTATCGAAGCTGTTCTTTATGACTTTACCTACGGTGGCAATAGTCAATCTAGAGATGCAGCATTAAAATATTATGACGGGGTTGGGGATTTAGAAGTTCTTCAATTAGGTGCAGGTGAAGAAGATGAAACTATAGCTGCAATAGGTTACGTAAAATACCTAGCTCAGCAGGTAGTCAGAAATCTTGCACCAGCATCAACATATTCAGCAACACCTAGACAAACCGGATCAGCCGGAACACTAACAGAAGCAACCACAATTGGCGGTTTAATTGACATTGTAATCAATGTTGTAACCAGCGGAACTAGTGCTGCTCCATCTGTAACATATCCAACATTAACTGGGTATAATGCTACTGCCCTTGCTTCAAGAACAGCATTGTTAGCAGCTAAAACAAGTATTCAATCCGATACTATTGATTATATTAATTCATTAGCAAACGTATATGAAATTCTAATGCCTGGTAACAGATCTATGTTGGCCAATGACTTTACACAAGTTGCTGACATGGGCTATGGTATTATGGTTACCAACGGTGGCTTATTAGAAGCTGTGTCGGTTTTCACTTACTATTGTTATATTTCTTATTACGCATTAAATGGTGGGCAGATTCGTTCTGTATCAGGTTCAAGCGCACACGGTATCTATGCGTTGGTTGCTGAAGGATCTGATCCGTTAGAAATTCCAACACCGGTAAGTCTATATTATGATTTATCACAAGGTGCTTCGGTATATTTCCCAAGTGCGTTGTATGCAAATACTATTAACGGCCTTTCAATTTATATTAACAATTTCACCTATGTTCCATTAGGCAATGGTGAACTTGAGGTTATTCACACCGATGGAAACCTTTATAGATACTCTGTTAACTCAGTTGATACACAAGATTTACCAACCGGAGTAGCTAAACTTAATATTGCAAGTACTGGTAACTCAACAACAGCAGGTTTAGCCTATGCTGTTCCAAACGGTACTAAAGTTACTATTAGACAAAACTCTCAGGTTGTTTTAACAGGTGATGTTGTTGAAGTTGCAACCAGACCGTCAACTGCTCTTAAATTAAATGAAACTGAAAGTGTTTATCGTGTTTTACAATTTGAAGAATATACAGATGAAAATGGTGCTCAAGTTTGTACTATTACCACAGGTAATCCTGGAGTAATCAATTGTACAGCACACGGTCAAATTGCCGGATACATCATTTCGTTTAGTTCTACTGGAACATTGCCAACAGGCATAACCGCAGGAACTCGTTATTTTGTTATTAGCGAAGATATTTCAGAAAACACATTTAAAATTTCTGAATCACGAGGCGGAATTCCAATCGAAATTAGTTCTGCGGGAACAGGTACAATATCATTTGCACCATACGGCCTAGCAAGAACTACACTACGTGAAAACTATAACTACATCGAATTAACACCTTGGTCTCCAAATGAATTTGTTGGTGCAACAAAAACATTTACCGTAACCGTTGCAGCACCTGCGGTGTTTACAAGTAGCAGCCACGGATTGGCTTCGGGCGATGTAATTGCATTTACAACAACTGGTTCATTACCGGACGGATTGTCTATAACTAAGAATTACTTTGTTTTATCAACAGGATTAACTACTTCATCATTTAGAGTTAGTTTAACTCCGGGAGGCGACCCTGCTGAAACTACAGGAACACAATCCGGAGTTCATAGTTGGGGCAAAGTAAAAGGAAGAGTAGGAGATAGTAACTTTGCTATTGTTCCAATTGGTCCAGAAGATAGAAACAGAATTGTTGGAACAAAATTTGTATGGATTGGTGTTGAATATACTATTATTCAATATGATGCAGAAGGTGTTACTAATGAACCTTATGCTAGAGTTTATTTAGATACTCCTCTGGTAAACGACATTTTAACATTCTCTAGTCCACCATCACTAAAAGCTGGTGTTCCAATTAGAACATCTAATGCATCGGGATCATTAACTATTCGTATTTCGTTAACTCGTGTAACTGGGCACGATTTGTTAGAAATTGGTACAGGTTCGTATGCAGATACAAACTATCCAAACGAAATTTATGGTGCTGCGGTTAATCCGTTAAATCCTGCTACTGAAACAGCAGAAAGGGGTTCAGGACGTACATTCTATGTAACCACTGACCAATTTGGTAACTTTAACGTAGGTCCGTATTTCCGTGTTGACCAAGGTACAGGTCGTGTAACATTCTCCGCAGCTATTGCGTTGAGTAACTTAGATGGTATTGGTTTCAAACGTGGTGTTCCAATTGCTGAATTTTCAACAGATAGCTCATTCTCTGATAATGCTACTGATACGGTACCAACAGAAAACGCTACAAGAATTTATTTAGAAAGAAGATTAGGTTTAACACACACCGGCGAAGTTGTTCCAGATACTCAATTGATACCTCAATTAACTGGTGGTTTCATGCCGTTAAATGGTAACTTGACCATGAACGGAGATATGGATCTTGGAAACAATAGAATTAAAAATGTTGACAATCCAGTTGAACTAACTGATGCTGTTAATTTACAAAGTTTAACTTTAAACAATTTACAAGATTTTACTCCTGGAAATATTGCAGCCAACGATTTTGTTGTATTTACTGGTAGTGAAAATGAAATTACTAATGCGTCTGTTGTAGGTGATATTTTATTTGATATCGATTCAACAGCTAATACCATTGATGCTCAGATTCAACCTGGTGTAATTGTTAATGCAGACATTAATGCTAGTGCAGCTATTGACCAGTCTAAATTAAACATGACAGCGGCCAGCACTCGTGCTAATGCTACTGGAATTGCTCAATCAGATTTAGGTCTAGCAAGTTTTGATAATTCACAATTTACATCCACTAATGGTTGGATTACCGTTTCTAACAACGGACTTTTAGTTGGTAAGATTCAACAAATTGGTGCAAGAACGGTGCTTGGTAATTCTAGTGTTACCACTGATAACGTAGCTGCTGTTAACTTTAGTACGGTAGTCGATGTTGGTGGTGCTATTAAGAAATCACAATATAACACTACTGGATACTTGAGAAGAAATAATTCGTTATCTAGCACACTAGATTCTGATTATTCTGTTATTACCGACGCCACTGATTTAACCGTTAATACACTTGTTAAGAGAGATTCAAACGGTGACTTTGCTGCAAGAACTCTTACATTACAAGATATCAAATTAAAACTTTCTACAGAAACTTCTTCAAGTTTAACACTTGCAAGAAATTCTACAGCAACAGGTGGTACTACTCGTGTTTATGCATTTAATGGATCGGGTGGTGTGTTGATTGGTTCAGGTTCGCTGACCGCAGATAATACAACCTATTACGACAATAATGCTCATTCGTTTAGAACACAAGACGGATTTAGTGCAGCACCAATTAGTTGTTCAAGAATTACTGCAACACAAATCACAACAGGTAGCGATACAACATCTGGAACAATTACAGGACAATGGATACTTGCTAGTAGCCCAGGCGGCACATCGAAAGGTAATTCAAGATTACAAGCGACTTATGCAGCCGACCTTGCAGAATTCTACGAAGGTGACAAGGATTATGAAGTAGGAACCGTACTTGTATTTGGTGGCGAAAAAGAAGTTACAACAACAAATACATTAGGTGATACAAGAGTAGCAGGTGTTGTTTCAGATAATGCAGCATATTCTATGTATGGCGCATGTCCAGGATTTAAAAACCAAATTGCTCTACAAGGTCGTGTACCTTGTAAGGTAGTAGGCAAAATTAAGAAAGGCGACATCTTAGTGACCAGTAAAATTCCAGGGGTTGCTATTGCAGCCGTTGGAGATATTAAGACAGGTTCTTCGGTGGGCAAAGCGTTACAAGATTACGATTCAGATCACATTGGCACTATTGAAGTTGCCGTAGGAAGAACATAATATGGCTAGAAAAGTTATTGATCCAAAACAACCACCAATTCTTTGGGATGCCGTTAACTCTGCTTTTGCAGATATTAACGATAATTTTACAGAATTATATTTGAGTATTGGCGGTGGTGGTGCTGTAGACCTAACAGCACTATCAACAAATATTGTTCCGTCAACAAATTCAATATATGATTTAGGTTCTTCATCACGACGATGGAGAGATTTATACCTCAGCGGCAACTCAATTCATTTAGGGTCGGCAGTTTTGTCATCAACTGGAAGTATTGTTAATCTGCCAGCAGGTTCAACAATTGGCGGACAACTAATTAAAGATCCGATAGAAGCATCGTTTAAAACTATTTCTGTTTCTGGGCAAAGTGATATTGTAGCAGATAATACCACAGATACATTAACCTTTGTAAATGGAACCGGTATTACAATGACAACGGTTGCTGGCACTGATTCGTTAACAATTACTAATACCGGAGTTACACAATTAATTGGTACTGCTGGACAGATTGGAGTAAGTGGAACAGGTAAAGGTAATGTAACATTAACTAATCTAGGTGTAACCAGTGCAACAGCAGGAACTGGTATTGGCGTAAGTGCAGCCACGGGCGGCATAACAATTGTCAATACCGGCGTTGTTAAACTTTTAGCAGGAACTGGTATTATTTTAGATCCGTCCATTGGTACTGGTACGGTAACAATTACTAATAGTTCTCCAAACATTACACAAAACATTTGGCGTTTTATTGCCGTTGCTGGACAAAGTTCTTTAGATCCACAAAATGCATCTGATGTATTAACCTTTGCAAATGGCACTGGAATTAACATAACAACCAATGCCGGATCAGATACCGTAACGGTTACTAATACAGGCGTTACAAGTATTGCAGGCAGTACAGGAATTAGTGTTAGTGCAGCTACAGGTAGTGTTACATTAACTAACACCGGCGTTACAAGTTTAACAGCTGGAGCAGGAATTAGTGTTAGTTCATCGACCGGCAGCATTACAATTTCAAATACTAAAGTTGGTTTTGTAAACATTGGTGTACAAGGACAAGATTCATGTATTGCAGATGCAGTATCTGATACACTTACATTTATTGCAGGAACAGGTATTGAATTATCTTCAGATCCTAGTACCGACACTATTACAATTTCCGCAGAAGGAAACATTGCACAAAGTATATTTGGTGAAGATTCTACACTATTAGTTGATGCTGTTAATTCAGAAATTGTTGGTAATATTAATTCATATCACAGCGGCAATTCAATATTAATGCATCCAACTAACGGAGTTATTATAGGAGGTACCGGCGGAGCTAGTGTTATTGGAGCGGCAACTGCGCCTGTATATATCGGTGCTGGTCCTAGCGGTAGCACAACTGGTCCTATTACAATTGGCCATTCTGGAAATGCTACTACCGTTCAAGGAAGTCTAACTGCAACAAATTTCTTTACAAGTTTAATTGATTCAACAGACTCTTCAACAATTACATTTGTTCCAACCGTGGTATTTAATACCGATGGAACATTTGAAAATGATCTAATTGTTAGAAATAAATTAACCGTATTTGGATCTATAGCAAATCATATTAGCATACCAGAATTAAAAACTCTAGTTGCTGCAAGTACTGATTTTGCAGATTTCAAAGCAAGAATAGCAGCATTAGCGTAACGGAGCAATAAATGGCAAAACAAACAATAAATGTAGGATTAACCGCTAATGATAAGAAAGGCGATAGCCTTCGAACTGCATTCCAAAAAGTTAATGCTAACTTTACAGAACTTTATACAACTACTGGTTTAGATGCTGCGGCAAATCAATTAGTAAATGGCACACACGTTGTTGATCTAGGATCAACAGGAATACTAACATTTCCAGATGGACTTACATTAGTAGATTCTGTATTAGAAAAACGATTAGAAGAAACAACTACTGATGGTATAGACACTTTTACAAATATTGTTGGATCTAAATTAACATTAACAAATAGTACTATTAGTATGGAAGCATATGTTGATCCAGCTGGTGCTAATAACACATCTGTAGGTCGTGTAACTGCTACGACAAGTGCTGTTTTAATAGAAGCATTAAGTGACATCGTAGGCGGAACTGCTGGCGGTTCTTTGTTATTAACTGACAGCGGATTACAACTTAACACAACAGACGGTGTTTCAAATCAAACTTTTTCAATTGGAGAAGGTAGCATAACTTTCCCAAGCGGGCCAAGGTTGAGAGGTCAAAATGAAACAATTTGCCCGGTAAGTGTCGATACGGTAATTTATACTTCATATAATAATGTATCTGCTATTAAACTATTTGTTATGGTTGAGGGAGTTGTAGACGGTGGCGGGTCTGAGGTAGAAATGCAGGCATGTGATATTATTGCTGTCAAAGGACAAAATGACAATTTAGTTCATATAACAGCATACGGTATAACATATTCAGGAACCTCAGCATTTGCAGAATTTGACGGAAGATGGAATAGTATATCTCAAAAAATGGAAATTACTTGTCGTCCAATTAGTACAACAAACAATGTTTACGTTAATGCACACGCTGTAGAATTTAGCAGCAACTTTTAAGGAAAAAAAATACTATGGCTATTAAACCATTTGAAATTCAGAGTTCAACACTGACCATTGGCGGTGTCGATTTACAAGCAGGTAACACAGGTGTTGTTATTCCTGGCGTTACACAGGCTGTTAACTACATTGTAGAAGAGGTTAATGACACAGGTGATCAAACAGAAAATGGATGGACTACTGGAAGTATCACCGTTATTGATCATAGTTATTGGCAACAACTAACACAGCCAGGAACTAGGCCTGATGGTTGGGCTCCTGCAACATATCAAGCAATTATTGATGATGAAGAGCTTGGGTATGGGCCTATTGACAAGATTGAAGTTACGTTTGAAGGCGCCAATCTAGATAGTACAGATGTAGCCAGAGCAACTTCGACTGATATGTGGGCCATTGCCAACGGCGCATATGATTTTAATAACTTTGATACTAACTATTGGATACAGATTCCTTTCCGCCCTAGAATGCGAGCAGGCGATGTTGAAACTATTGGCGGCGGTGCAGGTGGTGCTATTGTAGAACGTAGTGTTAACTTTCCAACAGGTGTAGAAGGTGACCAACGTGGTACCATTGCTCTAACACCAGACGGTGAAACTTACGTTTGTACAGATGATTGGGTTGATAATACTTCACAATATCAAGATCCTTACTCTGTTGAAAACTCTGAAAATTATGGTACCTATCAAAGCGGCGACACATTAAATCAGATAGCAGTATTAGCCAGTGCTCAACCAGACCTGTTGTACATCTATCAGAACGGTAACTGGAATCCCAGCGATTGGACCATTGATGCTGGGGAGGCATTTGGCGGTGTTCAGACCTGTTCAAACCTAAGTTATAATGGAACTACTTTGTTTTTCCAATGGCCTTATCGCGCAGGCATTGATCCAACAACATCCAGCATTGGTGATCCAGCAACCATTGTATATTCTGGTACGATAAATCAAGCACCTATCTGGAGAAAACTAGTAGATTTAACCAGTCCGTACCCGGGCGAAGGAAATATCACCTGGACCAACGAAGGCGACTTGACTATCGAAACCATTCGTCCAGAAGGATATACAGACGATTGCGATGTTAACATCTATGCTGCTGATGACATTTGGATGGAGGCTAAAGGCGACCAGATAGAAATTAAGGCTGAAACTCAAATTGAATTAGTGTCAAATACCAGTTATGTTCGCATAGAAGCCAACAACGATAACAGCAGCCATTGGTGGACATTTGATACTGACGGTAGCCTAAAACTACCCCATCTCAACAATACCGGCTATCAAAGCGGTTATAGCCTAAACGGTCCTACTCTACGATTAGGCGGAGAAAATGATCCCTATGATCAAATAATCATAACAGGTCCAGTGCCCGATAACAACAATTCCAGTGCTCAACGAATTGTCATCCAAGGACAAAAAGGTTGGGGTGGAGAAAATCAAAGTAAAGGCGAAGGTGGTGACGTTTATATTTGGGCAGGTACCGGAGGCGACGGTGGTGCTATAGATAGTCAAGGCAATGGCGGTGATGTAAAAGTCCGTGGTGGTCAAGGCGGTGCTGGTGGCTATGTAAAAGTAGAAGGCGGAGATGCTACTGGTCCTGGAGGCACTGGCGGCTACATCGAAATCACTGCGGGCGATGGAACTAATGTCACATCAGGCGACGGCGGCGATGTTAGAATTAAAGCAGGTGCTGGGTCAGGTACCGGTAACAACGGTGAGGTACATGTTTATACCGTAGGCACAAATAACCACTGGATATTTAAGAATGACGGAGCACTACAACTGCCAGTAGGTGGCGACATTCGTGACAGCACAGGTACTAGCGTACTAGGTGGTGCTGGCAGCGGTGCTCAACTAGTAGGTGACGGATATGTCGCTAGTACTGGCTATCAATTCACTTACTATGTAGACTACAGCGGTAGTTCAAGTGGCGGCGCTAGTAGTTTAACTGGAGTGTTATTACCCGCAGGTAATTCTATATCAGTAGGCGATGTCATTACGTTCCGCACGGGGGAAGTTAGAACTATTGACACTATTACGGTTGGTCCAGATGGCGGATTGCCTCCAGATGCTATACTATATGAGTGGGTTGAGGAAACTACGGTAGAAAGTAGTGTCACAGATCCAGCATTTCCGATCACGGTAACATCTAGTGACTATGTGGCTGTAACTAAGCCAACTGCTCGTATTAAACCTGACTCAACTTATGAAGGTCTAGGTCAGTGGGTAGACATCTACACAGGTGGCGCTCCTAGTTCAATGGACGACCTAGGTCATATCCACATGAAGGGACACCACGGCAACGTTGAACTATTCCTTGGCACTGACGACAACTTTGTCAGCACTAAAGAAGCAGGTACAACACCTGGACATGTTACAATGCGTTCAGAGTCAGAAATTAAAGTCATTGAAACTGATATACGCACACAGCGCAATGGCAGTACATTTGTCAGCGACATGGGTGACAACGTAAACTATGCTTGGCACAGAGGTTGGGAAGCTGATCTCACTTTCAATACCGTGGCAGCAGATTCTGATGGCAACTATTACATAGGTGGCGAACATGCTAACTATGCTGACGGTATGATCAGCAAGTTCAGCAAAGACGGCGCATTACTTTGGAGTAAACTGGTAGGCGGTGCAACTCAAGATACTGCTTGGGACGTTCCTGTGGTAGGAGTTAATCCTACCACTAACAAGGCAACAATCTTGTACACTACCAACGATGGAAGATCTTATGAATACTTCAAACTGGCTGAGTTAGACGCTGACGGCAACTTTGAAGGCGCTGCCACAGACTTCTATGACGTAGACGGTAACATAACACCACGCGATATGAAATGGCATCCAACCCTAGGTTGGGTCATTGTAGGTCGAACATATGGAGATATGCTGGCCAGTGGCTCATTAAGTCCTCAAACAGGCTCAGGTGTTGGCAAACTGATATTAAATGCTGCTAATACAGATATTAGAGGCAGTCTAATGACCGCAGGTGACACCAGTTGGTATCTAAGCGGCACTAATATCACAGGCAAGCAACTACTTGATCAGGGCATTGGCTTATTCACTGGACTAACACCTACTAACTTACTGGTAGATAATCCAGCGGCAGGTGGTGCTGAAATCAAAGTACGCATCAACTACAGCGGCTCTGCTTATTTTGGATTTAGTATCAGTGATGTAACCACAGCAGGTACAAACTATAACACAGGTGATGTTATAAAAATCCCAGGAAGCCAACTAGGTGGTGTAGATGGATTTACCGTTGACCTAGTTAGTCCCGTAGTTCAAAACAATAATCCTACTACAAATACCGTGACAATTTTTGCTCCTAAACTAAATCACGCTGTATTAAATTATCAAGTAGGCAATGGCAGTCCTGTTATAGGATGGGGCATACCTTCTGGTTCACTGATCAACAACTTTCAGGATTATGATGCTAACTATTGGTCTTTTGATATCCCTGGAGATTTTACTCCAACAGGAACGATCAGTGTATTGAGCCAAGAAAACGATGCTATATTCACTATAACATCCAGCGGCGCGAACGGTGGAATAACTGGTTCGTTAACAACTAGCGGAACTCCAGAACTTACTAACATCACTATCAATACTTCAGTCTTAGGCTATACCACTGAAAACTTCAGTACAGGAACTTATGTGGTATACAAACAGGTAAGTGGAAGACCTTTTGTCTGGACCAATGCCTGGAAGAAATTCTTAGACATGGAAGAAGCCTATGACTACGGTTATGCCGCATCAGTGGCAGTTAATGCCAACGACATTGACGCTATCTATGTTTCAGGCTACACCAACGGATCAAGAAACGGTGGCGGTGGCGGTGGCTTCATATGGAAGTTGACTAGCGCAGGTGCTACATCATGGGTTAGAGGTTTAGACAATCAGTGGGAAATCAACACTATGGCAGTTGCAGCCAACGGACAGATCTATGCATCATCATCAGGAATGGGATCTGACATTACTTGTTTTGCCAACAATGGTCTAGTTATTAACAGAATACAACCTAACGGTCCATATGGCGGCCGTTTGAACATTGACATAGCCCGTGGCGATGATGGCCAAGAATACTTATATGCCATCTGGAGTCAGTACAATGTCATGGGTATGTCAAACAACGGCGTGGCTGTACAGAAGTTTAATCTTTCACTAGAACATCTGTGGAGTAGACACATGTACATGGAAAATAGTAACCTGACTACTTATGTTGACTATAATAACAACTATCGTCACTTTG